GACTTTTTAGTCAAGACTAGAAGACAGCTGAAGATAGTTGCATTCATATTTGTAGTCTTGTCTTGTGTATACCAATTGTTTTGCGTTGGTTCAGTTATAAATCAGTTTAGTTTGCATGATTATGCAGATAGAATTTATGTTGTAGTTATTACTAAACATATAATTGCTTTATTTTATATCGTATACACTAATATGCCATCTACTTTTTGGATGGCACCACGTGATTTACGAATGTTACTTGAACCGTTATGGGACGTTTTATGTATGGTTGATCATTTAGTTTTTGTTATGGAAGCTCTTACAGCTGTAGGGGTCTTAACTTGGATACTTAATCCATCAGCATGGTTTTTCCTCGGCTTAGTTGTTTATGTCCTTCTTGTTTTTGTTATTATAAGGGAGATAAACAATAGATCTAGAAAAGCTTTTGTGTTGATGGATTATGTCTGGGATATATTCGGACACATAATTAAACGTTCTAAGAAAAATGATGTTACACCTGAGTCGTTTGTTGTACCTGTTGTTACAATGTTCGTTGGTCTTCTTACTAGAATATGGACATTTGCAGTTAAGCATGCAACAGACCAGAAAGAAATTAAATTGTACTATAAATGTACAGTTACACATTATGATATACAAGCAAACATTCAAGATATAGGGCCTGTATATTGGAATCCAGAATCAGAGCTATATCCTGGACCATTTGCTGCTATTCCTAACACTACCTTATTATTTGATATAGATTGTGTTAGGGAAGCTAGGAATAGTTATAATTATTGTTTTAAGAATGGTATATTTACTCATATATATACCAAGTCACCTATTCCTTACAAACCTGCTCACGCTCATTGCGGACCAGATTGTTTTAATATTAATAATTTACTTAATAATGCATCTAAACATTATTGTAATAAGACATGTTCACAATTAGATTTTAATGGTGTCACTATTTATCTTGATTCTTGCCATGATGTTATGAGTGAGAAATTTGTGTCTTTGTTAACTTTAAAATACAAGCTTGCTGCTGCTTATGTTAATCCACCTTGGTTCAAACAACATCTTAGTTTTGATAAGGATGTTCTGGCTGAGGAAGACGAAGTATGTAAGCATGAACTTGGTTATGAGGATGACAAAGATACAATGTTTATATTATATATGAATAATGGACACTATAGAATGTATAAGAATAATAATGTTACAGCCTGGGGCGCAGGTCATAAAAATAAAGAATATTGTCTTTATGAGTATCTAGTGCAACAGAGCCCAAATGCTAAATGGATAGGAACCACTCGGGATATAGATGAGAGATTTAGGGCTCCTGAAGATCCAAATAAAAAATTATTACCTGATTATTTTAAAGACAAGGTAGTTAATATAGTTGATGAAATAAATATTAAACCAAAACCATTGACATTTTGTGAAGAGTATGCATTATGGAAGAAAGTTCAAGCACATAATGCAAAAATTAAGATGGAAGATATATCCAATGACTTTAAGATATTAAGTAACAACATTTATGTTGTGTCTGAAGATATTAAAAGATCTTTAGTAGCTGCTGGTGTTATCGTTAGTGCTGAGGTACATGAAATGATTGAACGATTAGCTTTGCTTAAATGCCGAAAGGTTGAATCTAAGTTTGAAGTTAATGAAGTTGAATTAGATGATGTAATAAAGTTTACTCCAAAAGATATACCAGAAGTGCCTGCTGATTTGTTTGATCAAGTTGCTAAAGATCAGGAGAAGGCAAATGATATGCCATTTGCTGGCATTGGTTATGAAAAAGGTAATAATTTAAATTCTATGGAACCTTTCATACAAAAGGTAGATCATAGACGTATACAAACATATTATAGTGATATACGTGCATGCTGTACTGGAAGTTATATGATAATTGGTTATTCTGCTAAATTACCAGCTAGTATAGGTGATGCAGTTAGAGATATAATAATTAAAGCTAGAGAAAATAATAGTGATATTGTTTTCGGAGTTGATTCACGTGGTGATTTAGTTAATTGTTATGGTTGTTGTAGCACTGCGTATGATGCAGAGTGTGATAAAGCTAGTAAGTATTTACAAGGAGATATTCCTCATAAATATGCTACATATCTTAATACTGCTATTTTATCAACTTATATGGATATTATGGCTACTGGATCAGTTAAAGACGCTGAAAAATGGATCAGGAATTACTATGAGTTAATTAAAATTGGTCAACGTGATCTCATAAAACGCAATAATATAATAGTGGATAACCCTGAGGATATTAAACCAGAGGCTTCTGCTAGAGGTGGTGCTATAGGTTTAGGTTTGCTTTCAGTTGGTATTGTCACTTATTTAATAACGTCTGTAATAGCAGCCACTTGGCATCCTAGATCTAGATACACTAAACCATTATTTGGTTTTAAACCTTTAAATAGTGGTGGTGTGCGTAAAGGATTTAATTATATGAAATTAGTGCGTGGTGCTGTCATTACTGGTGGTACTATTGGAAGTGGTGCACTTATAGCTTCTGGGGCTGTTATGACATTAGTTAATGGTCTTGGACTTGCAATTAATGATATTAGAGCGTTTAGAAATTCTAAGAAGGAACAATCCAAAGTTGAACAACAACCACATGTTCCAAAAGTTAAAACAGCCAATAAGAATAAGTTCTCAGAACCTAAGGTTGTTGAAAAAATAGTTGAAAAACGTGTTGAAGTGCCAGTTGAAAGAGTTGTTGAGAGGAAAGTTGAAGTGCCAGTTGAGAAAATAGTTGAAAAAATTGTTGTCAAGGAAGTGCCAGTAGAGAAAATAGTCACTAAAGAAGTGATTGTTGAGAAGAAAATTACACCAGAATCTAAGTCCAAGAGTGTTGGAATTGACGCATGGAGTGGTAATTCAGTTTATTTGAAAACTACAAATGTTGGTGTGCAAACACCCACCTCATTGGGTAGAGTTGTTACTTTTAGCGATCCTATTATTAAACCTAAGAGTATCCTCAAAGATACTAATGATCAGGAAGTTAAATATATGCCTACTCCATTTGTTGGGCTTTTAAGTGGTGGAGCTAACACCACTTTAGAAGGTGATAACTGGTTACAACAAGGTAGACATGGTACTAAGCAATCACGTAAGAACCAAGCTTTTAAGAGCAATGCACTTAATACAAAGATGGGTTCTAAAGGAAGAGCAAAGAAATGGACTGATGATGAATATGATCAGGCTGTTATAATTTTTTCAACTCTTGGTAATTCTAGTACAACTATTTCAGCCAAATATGTACCACGAAAATTAGATGGAGGATTAACTGAGATGAAATTAGTTAGTGCAAGTCGTGGTGGACATAAAATGAGCGTTGAAGAAAGAAAAAGTATTGGAATTCCTTCCGAAGTTATACTCAATCCTGGTGAAAAATTAACTTTAGTGACCAATGGAGTTATAATGGAAGCTCCAGCAGTTAATAATTTTCTAACTGCTTCTGAGAAGAATAAATTTAAAGATGATGAATATGCTGATTATACGGCCAGGGTGTTCATTGATCATCCTAAATTCAGTAGTGATGCAGCTGCTATACCACAACCCATGCTTAAATTTTCATCCACAGGACTAATGACTATGTCAACATTGTTTATAAGTACAGATGGAAAAATTTATGCGTCACCATGGTTAAAGGATGTTAAGTCCAATAATCTTTATAGAGTCAAACCAGTGTGGGATTCTAATCAAAATATTCATTTTCTTGGTACAGATTTGGTTAAAGCTAGACATGATTTATATTTTATCACAGCAGAAGATCTTATAGATGATACAACCGATCCTGATAGACAACAATTGATTCAAAATTTTGTTACGGCAGACGGTAAAACAATAGATTTTCAAGATGGACCTACCTTGGAAAGTAAAATTATTTGTAATAAATGTAAAAAGGGATGTCATAAAGAGAAGAATTGTGATACTGTTATAATTGAAACGACTAAAGAAACAATTATAATAACTCCTGCTCTTGAATCAAAAGACAAATCGTCTTTGCTTATAGATTTAACTACACCTACTACCAAAAAAGAAGAGCCAGTTAATATATTAGCTGAATTGAATATAGATACTGAATCATTAACCACTAGTAATATTGGTAGATCACCATTGGATAAGCCTAAATATAGTACAATGGTTTCAAAAAACTTCTTTGGGCCGCTGAGCAGCGGCCCGAAGCAAGAGTTACAGAAATAATTCCATATCCAATTACCTCTTCAGTAGTCCATGTAGAAGTAGGTAATGTTAAAGCGCATGGCTTTTATGCCAAGCTTAATGGAATGGACCCTGTGCTAATTTTAAATAAGCACACTATAATAGATGGTATAAATAATACTATGCCAACTAAATTAAATGATGACAAATATAATTTGTCATCTGAATGTTCTGAATACCTTGCTAATACGGGTTTTGAAATCAAAATAAATTATAATAATCCTAAAAATGTTGATCCTTCTGAAGCCACAGGTGCTGAAATAATAGATAAGTTGATATCTTTGATGCCTAAAACTTATAAGACAATTGCTTATTTATTGCATACATATGGGGATATGGCATATGTGAAATTAAAAACAACTCAAATGCCAGCTTATAAATGTGAAACTCCAAGAATGTTAGATTTTACATGTACAAGAGTTTTGCTTGGATGTCCTGTTTGCAATGTTCGCAGTGAATTGTCTGAAGCGGACATTATGGACACTAAATACACATTTAATACTAAAATTGGTGATTGTGGTAGGCCTTTACTTTACTATGATCTCCAGTCTAAGTCTCATTGGTTTTTGGGAATACATTGTGGTGGATCGGCTAAATTTAATACAATGACGCCAGTTGAGTGCAATCTTAAAACTATGGATGTTTTCGCTGATTATAAAGGCGAAGAGCCAGAAGCATGTTTAGAATCGGTTGCGAAAATAATGCATTTACCTGGTAATCCTGCAAGTTTAGATGATGAATTTATTGATGAACCACTTGCAGGTTTAATACCTGATTCTTATATAGATAAATCAAAATATGAAGTTAAAGGTGCTGATATAAACGCAGTACTTAAAGGAGTCAGTAAATATGAAAAACATAAAAATACTAAATTAGAAGAGTTTCCTAATCTTAAAGAAGTACTCTCAATTTTCATGCCTTGGTGGGCTCCTTATTTCGAGGGTTTTCAGGCTAATGATAATTTTGATGATTGGATGTATGCTATGCAACATGGTGGACAACAACACCTTAAGCATTCAAGTCCTGGTTATCCTTTTAACCAGGAATATTATGACAAAATAACATGGTTGCGTAAACATGGTAGAGAATTGTTTTACTCTATTGAGAATGAATTGGTTCTCACATATGCAACATATTTTGTTTTTAGTCCAAAATTTGAAGTGAGAGATAGGCTTAAAGATCAGCGCATGTATTGTGGTGCACCTATAACACATACAGGTACTGGTGTTTATCTTTTTAAATATATTTTTGATAGAGCTAGGGTTCTCAGGTCTGACACAACTAGGCCTTTTAGATATGGTCTTAGTTTACAGGAAATGTCACAATATTTTTCTGAGATGTATGGTGTGAGTAATTATGGTATGTCTTATGATGTAGATGGATGTGACACTAGTATACCAAAAGATTTCCTTATTTATGTTTTCACATGGATTAAGAACTTTATACCTGAAAAATATCATGTATTGTTTGACTATTACGTGAATGAAGTTATTTTTACAGATATGAAGTTGCCCAATAATGATGTTTATAGGAAGGATATGGGCAATCCTTCTGGTCATTTTCTTACAACGTTAGTTAATAGTTTATGGTCTAGTTTTGTTTGGTTATGTGCGTATTGTGCATGTCTTAAAAAATATAGAACTGAATGGATGAAGTTTTTAGCTGATCCATTCAATTATTACATTAGTCATGTTATTGCTGGGTTTACTGGTGATGACACTGTAGTTAGCTTCTTACGAGCTCCTTATTTTTCTAAAGAAGAAGTTAAAGCTAATTTACCACCTAATGTTAATATTACTTTTGATTATCCTAACGAACCATGTGACAGACACAATGTCACTTTTCTTAGTCTAAGAAATCCACGAAAAGAGGAAGTTCCTAGAAAATATTGGTACGTTAATTTCCCTATAGTGCATAGTAAACCAGATAGGATGTTAGTCAAAATGTTGTATCGTAAAAAGTCACAAGACCACACAGTTTTTTATAATAAAGTTTGTAATGCTTTATGTTATTGTTTATTTGATGACGTCTGGAATAAACGTTTCACTTATATAAAACAAAAAACTGAACAATTCATGATAGATCATGATCTTAAATTTAGAATGACAAGCATAGTTGAATTAGAAAATATTCGTGGAGTTATACAATTTGAAATAGGTAGATCTTTAAATAATTTTAGCCAATTTAAAACATCCATGAGTCAAGCTATGCCTCAAGCGAGAAATTTTAATAGAGGGAATAAAAACCCCTCTACTAATAATAATAATCAAAAGAAGAATAAAAATAAGAAAAAGAAAATGAAGAATAATAATAATAAGAAGAATTTTAATACTAACAAAGATATGGCTATAGTTAAGCAACAAAATCCTAACGGTAGACCATATTTTAGTCAAAGGAATAATAATAATAGTAATGTTGGGTATCAACAAAATTTAGATAATATGAGAGTGAAGTTATATAGAGAACCACGAGTCAGAGCAATGTTCTCTAAGTATGAAGAAGTTGTTAGAGCTGCGAATAATATGTTCCGTATTCTTAAAGGAGGAGCATGTGATGCTGGAGCAGTTGCACCTATTAATACCAATAGTTTAAAGATTGCATCTACATCTTTTGCTGGTGATATATTAGAATTACCTAACTTTGCTAACAGTCAAAATATTTATAAATCAATGGTAATTATGCATAATAATCCTATAATGCCTGTTCTATATACATCCAGTTCCTTAGCTGGTGTACCATTTACTTCTAATGTTGTAAATGGCACAGTAGAAGATGTAGGAGACGCGTCCTTTTTGGAAATATATTCGAGGGATGCTTGGGGGTTATGGATGGATGGAGCAAGACAAGGTGGTGTTATATCAGTGCCTAATGAGACATCCATACCCGGTTATGAAGGAATAATTTATCCCCATAAATGGATATTTGAGATTGGACCAGATGACTCTGGTACACAAAAATTTTTGTATTTTATTATGCCCAACAATATCTCCATGAATTGTTTCTGGAGAGTTAATTATACAGGAGCTTGGAATATGACATCCATAAATGGTGCTTTTCCTGGTGTATTAATAACTGGGTTGTCTATAGTCAGTGGCAACTCAATCGAAATAGCTTTACAAGTTTCATCTGCTAATTTCGAACCTTTTACAATTAAAATGGTATCTAGTAATTCAAGTGGTAATGACCAATTATTAAGATTCGTGAATCCTGGTTTTGTTCCTGCTCTTACTGGCAAGAAATTTGAGAAGTTTTATTATAATCTCAAAGGATTTACAGAAGTACAATATGATGCACTCAAACCATCAGTTGATGCCATTAGAGTTAACGCAAGTAATTTAGTGTTAACTAACAGTAACGCATTGATGTTTAATGCAAATCAGTGCACTATGGGGATGATAGCGAATAACGCACCTCCTCAAAATGATTATCTCACATACTTATATAGACAACCTACAAAGTTGCAATTGAACTTTATAGATGGTTCTGGAGCATCCTGGTTTGCAGGAGGAAATGATCTAGCCTTCAGAACTGATGGTGAATTCACTTGGAATAATCTTGCTAGACCTAATACATCTGTACATATGCAGATAATAACTGGTACTGCTGCCGGTGGTGGGTCTAATGACATACTTTTATGTGCTTTAAAGTATGATGCCTGGTTGGATTATACTTCATCCGACCCCACACGTTCACCTGTTAGTGTGATAGCTCATAATGATGAATGGGCTACGATAATGTCTATTTGTTCCAAAATACAAGTATACTCTTGTAATCCAAAACATTATCAAGTTTTGGACGTAATGAAGAAAGCAGTTAAATTTATGATGAGTGGCGATTCTCGAGCCGTGGCAATACGTAAGGCTGTCGGGAATTTAGCAACTGAAGGCGCTGCACGCCTACTTTCATCGGTGGTTTAGTCTTAGGACTATTTTTCTAGTATAGTGGTAGTGCGCCACCAGCACCCACTTCTCGTGTACTAGAAATATAAAAATAAAATTGAGTAATGAATCAATGTGAACTACTCTGTATATA